CGCGCCTATGATTTAGATATTACTACGACTTATAGAAGATTTAATACTTCGAATGATCTGTAGTAAGAGTTAGTTGAAGTTGCTGCCAAGCCAGAAGCCGGAGTAGAACCTACGAATGGGTTTGAAACCATGCCGTATCTAGTTTTGAATCCGATTTTTGGTTGGAAAGTATCTTCACCAACTGCACGAACCATTTGCAATGGAACATAAGGACAATAGAACAGTCCGGCGTCAAAAGGATTAGTTCCTCTATAACCAACTGTACAATATCCTTCACCACCTGTTACACCAGTAGGTCTTTGAGACGCACTTGCGTAATATGGATCGATATACACTTTAAGGCTTCCGTTAAGAACACCAGCAAAAGTGTTTCCAGTGTCATCAACATTTAAGTTAGTTGATAATGCTGGAGCGTAGTCTAATACACCAGCCATTGCAAGTGCAGACGCTACATCAGACGAACAAAGGATAAAGTTACCTTTTCCTCTTCTTGTTTGTCTTGCTATAACATTAGCATTTCTTTCAATGTGGTACATAAGACCTTTGAATTTTTCAACTGACCATCTACCAGATGAATCAACATCTAGGTTAAATTGTCCGTTTACAGAAGTACCTGTTAGGTTACTTTCTGATGCAACACCTTCAATTTTAGCTTGATCATTAACAGTTCTAACAACTTCTCTGTTGATTTCCGCTAGGATTTCACCAGATAGAATGTTAGCTAATTCTGTTTCTGCATCAAGGCCATGAATTGCTTTAAGGTCTTGCGCGAGTTCTATAGTGTACTCAGCTTTTAGCGCTCTGCTTTTTGCGGTAACTGTAGCTTTTTCGATTGTGAAAGACATTTCTGCGATAGAAGAATCTTTTTCAGCTGTAGCCGTAGTATCACCTGCACCAGTAGTATATGCTGTTTGAATTGCAGTGTTTGCAGAACTTGATGCGAATGGATCAGTTCCTGCATGTGTACCAGAACCAGAGAAGTCAGTATCAGCTTCGTTGAACAGAGCTTCTGTTCTTGCGACTGCTGAACTGTCATCTACATATATTGCCTTCATAGCGAAGATAAGACCTGTAGGTCCAGTCATTGGTTGTACACCACAAATATCATATGCTACCAAGTTTGGCATTGCTCTACGAACTAGAGAGATAAGAATTGGATCCCAGTTGGCTGCAGTAGCAGAGAATCCGCCTGGATCACCTGCAACAGTACCTTGACCGTCACCAAATGCTTCTCCCAAAGCTTGTTTTTCTTCGGAAATTGCTCTTTCTTGGTTTTCAAGAATTACAGAAGTAACCGCTCTTTTGTAGCTATCTTCGATCTTAGGAAGATCGGGATGCTCAAGAACTGGCTTCCATTTTTCTTGAAGATTTTCTGACATAAACATTTTATGTTTCCCCTAATTAATGCTAAATTTAATTGTCTAACTTAGCAAATTTTTCGATAGCGGCAGTATATTTTGTCATGCTAGGATCAACAGGAGTTTCGTCCTGTGATTCAAAGTTAGCATCACTTGACGCTACACTACCATCATCCGAGACCGCTTCAAGCTTTTCACCTTTGAAGTATGCTTCCTTCAATGTAGAAACTTTCTCTTGGAAATTTTCTTCACTTTCGTAATCAACATCTTCGGTTAATTCTTTTAGCTTCTCTTGTTCACTATCAGCTAAGTCATTACTGGCTTCGCTAATAATTTTTTCACGCTTAAGTTCCTCGATATCTTGAGATAGTTTGATGTTTTCTGCAACTTCACCATTCAATTTATCTTCTTGTTCGTCAAGTCTGTTTGCTAGTTCTTCAACTACATCAAACTTGTCCTCTGGAACTTCCACATAGTGTTCCTCAAATAGTTTTTTCAAACCATTTATGAAATCTTCTGTGAGTTCGGTCTTTAGACCTCTCTCGATTGCTAATTCATTTTCTGAAACCCAGCTTTCTGCAACATAGTTAAGATAAGAATCAACCTTTTCTGTCAAATCTTCTTTGATTTCTTCGATTGCTTCTTTAGTAGTTTCTTCATATTGAGTTTCAATTTCAGAAACTTTTTCTTTTACTTTAGTTGCTACTGCTGCTTCAAAAATAGTCTTAGCTTTAGATTTGAAATCTTCTGATAAATCTTCGTCAGCGACAAGGGCTTCAATGTCATCAG